TCCGCCGGGGAGTTTTCTGTCAGGTAGGAAACGAGGGTGTCCTTGATGCGTTGGGTGGTGGTCATAATTCCCGGTTGGTTTTTTCGATTTGCTTGTCGATGGTGGTCTGCATCCACTTGAACCCGCTTTTGAGTGCGGTCGCCACAGCGGCGGCAGTGTCTTCGGTGAACTGGATGTTCTTGATGTAGGGCGTGGAATTTTGCAGCTCGACGGAGTAGTTCATCCCCTTGTCCTTCTTCGTGGCAGATCCGAATCCGCCGCCGACGTGAGTCCGCAGCCATTTCTGAACGGTGATTTTCGTGCCATCGACTTTCTCGCCAGCCTCGATCCACGCCGCCTTGGCCTGGCCGATCTTCTTGACCGTCTTATCGACGTGCGCGTTTCTCTCAGAAAACGAAATCGGGCTGCGCTGGTATTTACCCTGCGTCGCTAGATCCTTGGGGACTCGGCCACGGCGGTCGCGGGCTTTGGTGTGGACGCTGGCCGCGGTGCCTTGGATGCCTTGGACGTTGGCGGTGCTGATGGCCCGGTGCGCCTGCTTGGCGACGATTCCGTGAAGTAGGTCTTTCGCCTTGCCGGTGATGCCGTAGGGCTGGACCTTGATCGCCATCTGCTTGGCGCCGCCGCGGGCGATCTGGTTGATGCCGTCCTCGACGGTCTTGCCGGTGGCCGCCGCGAAATTCCGCAGGGTGTCTTCCATCTTGCGCTGGGTGGCGCGGTCAATCTCGACCTTCACGTCAATCATCGGGAATCGCTGGAGTCGGTTAGGGTGAAGTGGATGGCCACCGGGCCGGTGACGACCTCGGCCACCCGATAGGAAATCCCGTCGACGGTGCATCGTTTTTGGAGCATCCCGCGCGGGTTCGAAACGTGGCGCGGCTGCGCGGTGGCGTTGGCGCTGATGTCGCTCTCCATGCCGCCGAGCGCGCCGTCGTAGCTCTTGCGCTCGGCGTCCATCACCACCGCGAAGGTCTGGCCGTTGCAGACCATGGTGGAGGTGCCGAAGTCGGTGTCGATCTCGTCGTTACCGGCCAGGAGGAAGTCGTCAATCAGGCTCATGCTCTGGGCCGGGTGTCAACTTGTCGGAGTCCAGATCGCGCACGACGCGAGAGAACCGGGTCCAGGTCCAGCCCTTGTCATCGAGGATGAATCCGGGCTTGGAGATGATGTGGTCAAACAGATCGACCACGCCGAAGAGTTCCGCTGCTTTCCTTGCGTGCGCCTCGCCACGCATCGACCACAATGTCAGGGAATAGCCCTCGGCTTTTTTCCTGCGGCACCAGAGGATGGTCCTCTCATTGGCGGCGCCGTTGATCAAGATCGTCCCGTCCACATCGACCGCGATCACCTTGGGCGGGCGATACTTCATGACAGGACGACTCTGCAAGCGGTTCATGCCTTAGCCTGGAAGTCAATTTTGCGGCGAGCGGCTGGCGGAAAATCCGCTCGTAGTGCTCCCGGAATTTCTCGCCGTCAACCGGCCGTGGCGTGTCTCCTTTTCCTGCGCTCATGTCTTTACCTTAAGCAAAACCGCCGCCCCGGTTTCCCGAGACGGCGGCTGTCCATGAATCCAACCAGAGAGAGTTAGGCGTTAGCGGTTTTCTTTGCCGGGGTTTTTACCTCGGGCTTGATTTTGAAACCTCTGCGGCGGGTGCGTCCGACCGTGGATTCGAGGACTTCGAGGAGTTCGTAACCTTCGCCGGCGGAGCCTTTGAAGAGTTTGCGGACTTCCAGTGTCCCACCGTCGGCAATCATTGTGCGCTTGCCGTTTTTGGTGCCGATCAATACTGCGTATGCTGCCATGTTTTTGAGGAGGAAAGCCGGGAGGTTTTACCCTCCCGGCTGGTTAGGTTAGACGGAAACGATGCGCTTGAGTCCAGCGGCGAGGCCGGTCTCGAAACCATAGACAGATTCCATGACGACGCGGCGGTTGCCGAAGTCTTCGGAATACCATTCGCGGAGACCGAGGGTGATGCCACCATCACCGACCACGCGTTCGGCGCGGTCGTATTTGTTACCTGCTTGTGGTGCCAAGTAACGGAAGGCGGCAGCGAGGCCCGATCCATCGGTGATGAAGCCGGTGAGGTTTTCACCGTTGGCCGGGATATAGTTAGACATGATGATCTTGAAGCCGTGCAGCATCGGGATGTTGCCGCTTTGGATCGCGTTGTAGCCGTAGCCGCTGGAATCCTTGATCTCCGCCACCTTGCGGAGCGAGGCGATGTAGTCCGGGGAGAGCACCAGGTAGCGGTTGTCTGCTGCCCAGTCGGCTTCGTCAGCGACGTTGGCGAGGTCTGCGACATCGTCTTCGTCGAAGTTGGCGGCGGTGGAGGTGAGGCCAGCGGTGCCGAAGTTGGCGGCGGTGATTTTTCCAAGGATCGCCTGGAAGATCGTCTTGGCGAGCAGGTTGCCCTTGCGGACGCCGTAACGCTCAAGGAGCATCGCGGAGCTGTTGGCGACCTCGATGTCATCGGCGCCCATGCTCACATACTTGTGGTTGTTGAGCACGATTTCCACGGCATCGGAGTCGATGTCTTGGATGGTGTAGGCACCACCGACAGACTTGTCGGCAGCGGCGTCGAGGGTGGAGGCGAGGCGAGGAACGGAAACCCGGTCCCCTTTTTGGTTCGCGCTGTCCGAGAAATCGGTGGTGAACGCGGCGAGTGGTGCGATGCCGGCGGTAAAGCCGTTGATGACGCCACGCGAGATGATGTCGTCTTGAATTCCAGTGGTGGAGTTAGCCATGATGTGAGGTAGTTAGTAGATTAGTTGATGGAGAGTTATCGGGCAGCGAGCATCGCCGCCTTGTTGTCGTCCCAGAACTTGGCGGCTGCGCGGGGGTCGCTTTGCTTCAGTTCGCTGTATTGGGCGTAAAGGGTCTTGCCGGATTCGCCGGTGTCGCCGGTGAGTTGCACCGGAGCGGGATGGCCCTGGGCGGCGAGGATCTCGGAGGCCTTGGCGGCGACCTTTTCCTCGGTGACTTCCGCGGCGGCGGTCAGCTCGCTGAGGGCTTCCACGTTTTCAGCGGCGAAGGCTTGGGCGGCGTCGAGCTTGGCCTGCACTTCTGAGAGGTCGGCTTGGAGCTGGGCGTTGATCTCTGCCAGCGGGGCGAGTTCCTCGATGCGGGCCTGGGCGGTGCCGAGGTCGGCGCGGAGGGTTTCGGACTCGGCAAGCGAGGCTTCGAGTTGTGCGACCTGGTCGTTGCCGGGGAAGAGTTTTGAGAGAATGCTCATGTTGCCCTTTTCGGCGGTGTCAAATTCAGCCTTGGCTTTCCCGTCCTTGAGGACGACATCGACGAAGCCGTTTTCTTTCGCCTGGTCCGCTGTCATCCAGGTTTCTGCAAACATCAGGCTGCGGATCGCCTTCTCGTCGCCGCCGCTGCGCTCGGCATAAATTCCGGCGATCTCGGAGCTGATACTTTCCAGCAGGTCGGCGTTCTGGCGGAGGGTGCGGGCGTCGCCGCGCACGATGGTGGAGGCCTCGTGAATCATGATGCGCGAGCCGTGGGTCATCTGCCGCTTGTCGCCAGCCATCAGGATCACGCTGCCCATCGAGGCGGCGATGCCGTTGACGGTGGTGGTGACCTCGATGCCGCGGGCGGACATGCCGCGCAGCGCGGAGTAGATCCGCTGGCCCTCGAAGACGCTGCCGCCTGGCGAGTTGATTTCCACCTCGACCGATTCAAGCGCGTCGTCAGCAATGCAGACCACCTCGCCGATGCTCATCTGCGCGGCGACTGCCTTGCTGCCGTAGAGGCTGTCGAGTTCGTCGATGAGTTTGTCGGCGGAATCCTTGTGGACGCCGTCGTTGAGCCGGAGCTTGCCGGCGCGGTTTTCAATTTGGAGGAGTTTCATTCGGGTCGGTGGGTGAGGGGGTGGAGGGTTCGTTGGGGGTCATCATGGCGAGTTCGCGCTGGTCGATGGTGAGGCCGTATTTGGCGCCGACCTCGATGGCGATGGTCTGGCGCATGGCGGCTTCTTCCGCTTTCTGGCGGATGACGTCCTTGTATTCCTTGCCCATCGCGGCGGTGATGTCGGAGGCGGATTTGAAGCCTAACTTGTAGGCGCTCTCCAGCTCCTTCATCACGCGGCCGTCGTCGATGGTGAGCTTGGGCGGGGTGGAGAATTCCCACTTCCACCAGTCGTTGGACTGCGGAAGGTCGCCACGCTTCTGGGCTTTGGCGACGGCGTAGGAGATGATGCGCTTGGCGGCGTAGAAAAGCAGGTCCTGGCGGTCCTCGATGGAGCGCTGCGCCATGGCGATCTCGGTGCGCTGGGCAGTGCCGCCGCCGACGCCGTGGCCGTTATAAAAAGCATACGGCCAGTTGAGGCCGGCATAAGCGGACTTGAGCAGGCGGTCGTGGAACTCCAGGAACGGGTTGCCGGGGCGGGGGTTGACCAGCGTCTCGATCTTGCCGCCGCTGTTGGATTTGAAATAACGGACGGTGCCGCCGTCGAGGCTTTCGACGGTCATGCCTTTGTCGCCGGCGGCGTTGCCGACGAGTTGGCCGAAGTTGTCGTCAGGGTCAGGTCCGCCGTTCTCGTTGTATTCGATGAGGGAAATGGAACTCATCTGCATCATGGCCAGGCGCTCCCACTCGGTGGACTGGATGATGTCGCGGCAGTCGTTGATGCAGTGGGTGAGTGCGGTTAGCCCGCGGCCCTGGTATTGCCACTCGGGATCGAACAGGTGGATGACGTTGGACGCCGGCAGCCACTCGGAGAGCTTGCCGTCATTGTCGAGGAACGCGTATTCCTTGGCCTCGCCGCTCGTGTAGTAAATGATGCCGTCGCTCAAGGTGCCGCCGCGCTGCGGGCCGTCGCTGAATCCTTGCGGGTTGCCGATGCGGTGGGACGGAATGCCCTGATACTGCGGGAAGCCGGTCTTGGTTTCTGTGAGGAGGATGAATATCTCGCCGTCCACATCGATGGACGACGACCAGCCGAAGAGGTTGGTTTTGAAGTCGTGCATCCCGCCGCGGGTGTCGCCGATGGGATAAAAATTGCCGGTGAGCCAGGCGGCGGCCGCGCTGCCGAACTCGGAGTCTTCGCCCGCGAACTGCGGGACGAAGGCGCGACCGACGGAATACATGCTGCGCTGATTGACCGCGTTCTTGATCGGCCCGAAGTTGAGATATATCCGGCGGGCGTGGCTTTGAAGGGTCACCCGGTCACGCGCCGGCACGAGCTGCGAGATGTCCTTTTTCTCGATAGGTTCCCACGGCCGGTGGCGGTTGTCGTTCGCTGCGCGGGCGGCCTTGTAGGAAATCGTTTTACCGTATTGATCGAGAATGGCCATTGCCTAATCCCGGCGTGTCAAAACCTGCCGAGACTCCTGGACTGCATCGGCACATAACCGAGGTTGATCCACTCGATGGCGCGGCCGAACGCGGTGAGGGTGTCGGGGATGGATAGGCCCATGGTCTTGCCCATCTGCACGCCGTTCTTGGTCGCTTGGGTGATAGTCGCCAACCCGCCGGGTTCCATGCTCTGGAGGATGAGGGCGCGGTGGTTCGTCCGTAGCTTGTTGGAGATCGTCGGGTCACACAGTCCCGCCCTCGCCCACTCCCGAGCCACCTGCAATGTTTTCGCGTCCATTCATGGACGGGCGGGTGTCAAACATCGAAGCCGGGGATGAGTTTGAGCATGAGCGCGGCGACGACCTGCATGGCCTCGACGTCGAAGGCGTGGTTGTTATTGCGAATCCTCACCCAGCGGAACTCGGCCTGCTTGGTCTTGGCGTTGACCATCTCGCGCTTGACCTCGCTGTCGATCTGCTTGAGCCAGTCCTGCGAGACGTCGTCGGGGATGTGCCACGCCGCCGCTTGGCCGGTCCGGTGCGCGTGGACGATGTCTTTGATTCTGTCAGACGCCCAGTGCGCGTAACGGGCGCGGCCGACTCCCGGCGCCGCGGCATCCTGGAAACGGGTGAAGGCGCGGTGGACGACGTCGCCGTTCTGCTTTTTGAAGGCGAAGGATTTCTGACCGGAGCCGTGGAGCGCGGTCCAGTCCATCCGAGCGCAGGCGGAATACACCTGGTCGGTGTCATACTGGGCGTCGATGAAGACGAGCTTGGGGAGGATGCCGTAGCGCAGCGCGAGATCATGCACGCCGTCGAAGGTCTCGACGCGTCCATACCAGAGCAGCATCGACTCGCCGTTCGCCCGCCAGGCGCGGATGCCGGCCCAGAAGTGGTCGCGCTGTTTGTCCACCGTCAGGAATCGCTGCGCCTCGTCCTCGATCTTCTGCTTCTCGGCATACTCGCTGACGAGGTAGCCGTTGCCGATGAGCGCGGTCCGGTTGTCGGTGAGGTCTTCCTCCCACGGTTCCGCCAGCCGCTTCTGAATGAACTGCCGGAGCGGGTCGAGGTTGCCGACGCGCTGGGCCGCCTTGGCTTCGAGCCATAACAGGACGATTTCCCACAGCGGCTTGCGCCAGTTGCAGAGGACGTTGTAATGGAAGCCGACGTGGCCGGGCAGGCCCTCAGCGGTCGGGACGTAGCAGGCAGACTCGGCGAGCGCGCGGCGTGGTTGGGGCGAGTCGGCGCAGGTCCAGTCGCAGTCGGCGTTGTCGCATTTCAAGTGAGCGGCCTGCGCCCTGGCTAACGTGTCCAGCGTCTCGTCCTCGGGATAGACGACGTTGCACCACTTCCACGGCTGGAGGGTCTCGCACTTCGGGCAGGGAAAAGAGAACTCGCGGCGGTCGGTGTGCTGCCATGCTTTGTCCAGCTCGTCGCCCTTCGATCCGGCCTGGGAGAGGATGAAGAACTGCCGGTTCCATCGGTCGTGTAATCGGCCGCGTGCTTCGTTGAGCATGCCGGGGCGGTATTGCCAGGCCTCGTCGCAGAACACCCGGCGCATGGACTTGGACTGGAGGCCGGATAGATTCGCGCCGGTGAGGAAGAGGGACATGTGCGGGAAGAGGATCTGCATCTTCCGCTTTTTGTGGCGGTCCTCCGGCAGCAGCGCGGCGGTGTCGGGGGTGTTCCTGATAGCGTAGTCCATCCGCGTTTCGGCCCAGTCCTTGAGATCGTCGTCGGTCTGGCCGACTAGCAGGGTGGGGCCGGGGTCCTCGGCGATGATGTATTGCAACGCCGCCTCCATGAAGGTGGTCTTGCCGGTGCCGATGGGCGCGAGGAAAACGATTTCCTTGGAGTCGGCATTCCCGACCACGTCGAGCGGGGTGCGCTGCCACGGCGCGTTTTCCACCATGTATTTCGGAGTCAGTCCGTCCTGGATGACGACGCGACCCGACGCCCACTCGGACGGCGCCAACCGCGCCGGCGGGCGGCAGCTCCGGCGGAAGATCCCGAGGAGTGAATCAAGCTGAGTCATCCGCCTCCCAGATTTTCGAGGATTCATCAGACAGCATCGCCATCACCTCATCGACCTTGCCGCGGATGATCCGCTGCATCGTCGGCGGGTCGGCTCCTTCGAGCTGGGGCGGCAGGTCAGCTTCCATCCGCAGGATCGCCGCCTTCACCGCCGCCGCGATCCGCACCAGGGCGGTGTCCACCGTCGCCTTGGAAACGTATTTCCCCGCCGCCTCCCGCAGCTTGTAGGCGTTGAGCAGTCCGTCGATCTGCGTCTTGACCGTCTGCGCCTGGTGCTTGTCGGTGACGGTCGAGAGTTGCCGGATGATCGCCTCGATATCGATGCTCGTGGGGTCGTCTTGCTGAGGTGAGCTGACGGGCTTGGCGACGACGGGTAGCCATTCGGGTTTGAGCGTCGGCGGCAGGTTTCGCATGCGGCCGATCTTTTCGCGGACCTGTTCGTCGTCCCATACATTCACTCCGCCGCGCTCCCAGTTCGCCAGCGACTGGACCGAGACGCCAATCAACGCCGCCCGCTCCTGCCGGGTCATGGCTGGCGAGGCGCGTTTCGATTTCGGGATGCGTTTCTTGGCTGGCATTATCAAACGGTCGTTGGAAAATGGCTCATGGGGAAAAAAAGCGTCTTCT